GTATATACCACAATTTCTGTTACTATGCACCCCTTTGGCGTAGGCCACAACTGCATAGTACCCTTATATATTCCTTCTGCCACATCAATAAAATCATGCGTGCCACCTGAATACTCCAAAGCCGCTTCAATCCAAGGTCTACATCTTTGCAATTCTTTATCCATGCGTCCTCGTAATTGCTAGTGTTGAAGATGGTATTGCTGGCACTGGAGATGATGCTGCTGTGTAATTTAAAAATCCGTCAGTGTTATCCATCATATAATTTACTTCTAAATAATCACCAGCCGCCACAGTAAATATCTGCGTGCGTGATATAACAACTGTAGCATTATTTTGATGTAATGCAGTTGTCATAGCGCCGTTTGTCGATGCTGTGCCATTTATGCTAGGCCAAAAGTAAAAGTGTACTGTGCTTGCGCTTGTTGATGATATTTGCGCGGAAAATGATAATACATATTCTCCAGCCTCTTCAAATACAATCCTACTTGCTGGCGTGCCTTGTGTAATCTTTGAATTTCCAGATGGTGCATCATAGGTCAGCTTGTATGCCGTATTTGCTAGAGTTGGTGTAACATCTGATGTTTTAGTGAAGTTAGCGTGTCCGCCTTCTACTACAATTTGACGCAACTCTCCGCCTTTACTTACAACTGGGTATTCATATGATCTATCCCACATAAGCGTACCATCGTCAGCCGCACTTTCACCACCAGTTTGTTGAACAAGAGGTGATCTTGTTTGGGACATGAATTGCATGAGGCGTCTGCCCCATGTTTTCCAATCATCTCCATATGGTTCTGGTGGCCTTTGCTGTTGCGTCATCTTCTACCGCCTGCAACAACATCTAATCTATTTACGCCAACACGCCAATCTCCTAGCTCAACTGCGCTTACTCGCATCCTTAATTGTCTGCCAGTAAATCTCAATGATGTGGGCGTAGACATAGAATATGGCCCGTAATCACGTTCAGTTCCATTTGGATAGAAGCGTGTTTTAAATGTCACATTCACGTCACCTTGCGTTCTCTCATCTGGTAGCATTTCAGTTACAGATGCTACTGTATCGCCAGACCCAAGCATAATAGGGCCAGTTTCAGCAAATGGTGTTAATGTTCCATAATCGTAACCGATTTCATGCTCGTAAATCTTATAGTCATCTGCATCTGCCCATATTGGCTTTCTGAATGCACCAGCGTCAACTCCAGCAGTTCTTGCTAATTCGCCAATATACCATGTGTTTTCAATATAGTTAAACGCAACGTATCTATCATTTTCTGTAGATGAAGCAGACGGGTAAAACCAGAATATCTCTCCAAAGTTACTGTTGGTCACAGCAAATGCTTTACTTATTTGCGCTCGGTTCATATCGCTAAACACGTAATCCGCAACTTCACTTTGCACTTCTTGCACAGCTCCACCTGTATAGCTGTAGAATGCGTGTGCGCCCATCCAGAATGCACCAGCGTCAACTGCGGCTATTGCTTGGTTTGCTGCTAAACCACATGATGAACCAACACGCTCAATACCATAAACATATGGTGGGCCTACATAATTTGCTACGTGTGCGTCTGTGCTGGTTAAGATAAGCGTTTGACCGCGTACTTTAATGCCCGCCATGATTTGACCGCTTGTGTTTAACTCTAAATCACCAGCTTCATTTGTCGCTGCGGGCGTCCATGTTGTATTGTCTTCACGATCAGACCATTGCACTTTGCGCGGGTTTCCACCCGCACCAAGAGCAAATAAGAAACGCTCTTCTGTGACGACTAATGATCTATTGCTTGTTGGAGCGTTAGATATAACTGCGGCTGGCGTACCTGTAGCCAATGCCCACTCGTATATTTTACCATCATCTTCTGTGCATCCTACAAGGTTTTCGCCCCACGTATCTAATGCCCATGATGTTGCTGGCTGTATTCTAACTGTGTCTGGACGCTCAATACCATAAGCATAACTTCCGTAAAAGCTTCCGCTATATCCAGTAAATGCTAATGCATCTTCTCTGCCCGCAGTAAATGACGTTGGAGTTATGTCAAATCTTACGCCTGTTGCGTTCCAAGTATATAATTTATTATATGTGCCGCCAGTAATCCAGCGATCATTGTCATTGTCTATCCAAGATAACATTCCACGTATTGGGGCTGTGGATGCATTATCTGAACGAACACGCCAGCCACCCATTGGGCGCATGGTATTATCTATCCAACGAATTAAATTTGCATCACGCCAACGACCATTAGATTGCAGGTCAGTTCCGTTTCGGTAAACTCCAGAAGGAATATCTAGTGGAATAAGTGGCATATAGACCTCATGGCGTTAAACTTATGGGACTATAACACATTTTGTAGTAAAATAACAACAGGGGCAATGCATGTCGCCCCTGTTGTGTATATTTATTATTCTGCAGCTTCTTCAGCTTCAATTATTGCTTCATCTAAGGATACACGTAGCATCTTTGTGAAAGCATCTCTGCCAACTTTAAGTTGGTCTAAGTTAAATTCTGCCGAACCAATCTTTTGTTGCAAAGAATTGATATGATTAATCATAACTTTCTGTGCATCAGTGAGTTGATCTTCAGTGTATTCTTTATCATCAATCGTAATAACCTTTTTATCTTCAGCCATTTTGATCTCCTTTATGTTTAAGTTAAAATTACCAAGGCATCCCAGTTGAGGATGTTGGGTTTGCAAGTTCAGCTATCTTAGCATCATTTGCCGCTTCTGTATCAGCTTGTACCACTTGTTCGTGTACCCATTCTAATACGTTTGCTTCTGTTAGATCAGCGTAAGGAATGTAATCATCGTCTGATGGTACACCTGTATGGGATGTAGTTCCGTATGCTGATGCAGTGTTTGTTCCATCTGTGCTTTCGCAACGCCAGTGTGCTATTGTTACTGAGTTGTCAGATGTGTTCCGCTCTAGGTTAGCGATAGACCATGTGTGTGTGTTTGGCATAATAGCCTCCTTTTATATTTCTTGTGCATCCATTGCTGTTTGATATGCAGTCTTCACTGCACTTGTCCAAACTGCGCTACAGATAGCTTGCACTTCGGTAGACTGATCACTGATGTCAGTGTCTGCCCATGTGTCATCTGATTTAGTTGAGCAAGATAAGACGTGACGATGGAATGATCGGCTGATTTCTGTTCCATCTCTAGCTATCACTGTAGCTGTACGAACTTGCACATGCTTGTGATCTCCAACGACTTCAATCTTATCTTCTATTTGTGTTTCTGTAAGTGCCATATTGGCCTCCTGTTTTTATCGTGGCGTTATTGCCACCTGTCCGACCCAATCTCTGAGAGGGTTATGATGTAATGTAAGTTCCAGTAATCCATAAATATGCACCAGAGGATCTAGCATCGTGGTTACCAAGACTCCACGGGCCTGATGAGGAAATAGTCATTGCTTCAACTTTCGTTTGGGAAGCCCCTATATTAGCAAATACTTGCGTCCCAGAAAAAGATAGCAGATTATAGCCTGTGATGTTTCCTTGCGCCCTTGGCCCAGTGTTAGTATAAGGAAGACCGTCTACTGTTAAATGTCCTGAATATGATGCGGTGCTAACATTCTCGAAGCCAATAGCATAATGAACAAGACGACCAATCTTTGTAGCTTTAGCTGCCGTGGTAGTTTTCGTACTTGGTTCAGAACCACTTCCTCTTAAAGTTGCAGTAAAGGTTACTTCCTCATAATCGTCCAGCGCATTTGCCGACCCAATGCCGCCGAGGTAGACACCGCCTGATAGGTATAGGTCTTTGAAGCGAGCGCCTGATGTACCAAGGACGTGTGTCCCATCGACTGCGACTCCTGTCGTAGTACATGGCTGAATAGCGGCATTTGTGCCGTTCTGATAAGTATACTTCAAGCCACCAGCAGAAGGTGCAGAAACATAGATAGCACCGCCAGAGTTCCCAATACTACCTACAGATGCGCCGTCTTTGCGGAGGTCAATGATAGTGCCGTCCCCGCCAGCACCATTCCTATTAAAATATGCAACAGTACCTGCACCCGCTGTAACAATGCCGCCATCATACAGTCTTGCGCCTGATTCAGTAGATGAGCTGTGTAGATTGACCACAGAAGTACCCACCAACACGTTGCCTGATGAGTCGATGCGCATGGCTTCTGAGTTGTTTGTTGCAAAACGCATATAACTATTTGCGCTGTTCCAGATGTCAACCCCAGAAGTTCCACCTTTTTGATGCAAATAGAGTCGGCTAGTGCCATCCGTAAGGCTCAACAGGGCGTTACTGCTACCCTCAACTTGCACAACAGTCCTTCCTGATGAGGTGAGATCAATAGAACTCGTCCCAATACCAACGTTACCTGATGAGTCGATTCGCATGCGTTCTGCTGGAGTTCCTGCACCTTCCGTTACAAAAGCCAGATACCCATCAGCAGTTGTTGTATAGCTAGACACAATTCTATTTATGACTCGCTCATTATTCATCTTGAACAATATTTGAGATACAGCATTACCTTGTGTTGCTAAATTTGTAAGCTGAAGAGTTGCCCCAATTCCAGCTTGTCCAGTGGAAGAACTAGCTGAATACAATGTTGAGTCAGTAGTACCAATATCAATTTTAGAACTAGGAGAACTCGTACCAATACCAACATTGCCTGTGTTATCCAACGTCATTCGGCTTCCCCATGCAGAACCATTGTAGGTAACGAACTGCATATCGCCTGTGCCAGTAGTGCCTATAACAGAATCAGAATTACTGCTATCGCCTCCCAAGCGTACACCACCACTTGTTAAACCTATAATTCCGTAAATATCATAAGTTGTGCCGCCATAAGTATAATTACTAGTTGCAACATCTAAACCTGTAGCTGGCGAACTCGTACCAATACCAAAATTACCACCACCATTTATAAAGCTATTATTACCATCAGTGCGGAACGAAACAGTGTTAGCATTGCTGGCATTATACAAATACATATAGCCGTCATCAGTACCATCACTAGCTATTTTAGCTCGTAACCCACTAGCACTAGAAAACTCTGCAAGATTCTGACTGTTAGTACCTGACGAAACTACATCAATCGTAGCACTAGGCGAACTCGTACCAATACCAACTTTGCCTGACGAGTCGATGCGCATGGCTTCTGAGGAAAACGAAGTGCCAGTTGAGTTTGTAAACTGACCAAAAGCTATGCCGTCTCCATCATCATAGCCGATTTGCGCCAAATCACCAGATACACCCAGTTTAAGAAATTGATTCGCATTATTATTTGTAACGGTGACATGCGTTGTGCCTCCAGCAGTACCGTCAGCAACAACCAATGCACCGCTATATGTACTCGGAGAATCTGTACCAATACCAACATTGCCACCGTTAGGTTGCAACGAAAGGTCATAAGCAGTTGCTGTACCGTCAAACCGTTGTTGTTGGATGTAGCCAACGCCTGTGCTTTTAGTTCCTATCATCGTACCAAAACCACTAGAACCGATAGCAACGTGAGACGAAGCCGCACCTAGTGCAGGTATTGACCCTGATGCTGAGACAACTTGTATTGGCGCACTAGGAGACGCCGTACCAATCCCCAAGCTCTCAGCGCTAGCATCCCAGAAGAACTTAGCAGTTGTACCTGTGTCCTCGTAGAAGCTGATGTCGTTGTTACTTTCAACTCTAAAAAGGTCTTTCCCTGCTAGGTTTTCTATTAAAAAGCCATAATCATCAGAAGCACTTGTATTAGCTTTTAGCTGATAACCGTTTGTCTCAGTAGCGTCCGCAATTATAAAAGTGTTGCCCGCTGTTCCAAGCACTTTTGCAACACCATCCACAGTCAGACCATCGCTGGTCACTGTGCCTGTTACGTCAATGCCTGTTGATGTTGTGGATAGTTTGGGTGCGCCGTTGTAATAAGCAGTCACAGCTCCATTAGTAATGCAATCAATAAAACTTTCTGTTCCACCTTCACGTTTTAAAAATAAATTCGTTGCTTCAATATTAAAACTACCCGCACCAGTTTCTTTAATGTAAGAGGAGTTGCTAGTCCCATCGTGGTAAATCTGTAGGTCAGACCCAGCACCGAATATGGCTTTTGAGTTGTCCGCAAAGGTAGCGTTGCCACTTGCCATGCTAAATGAGGTAATACCATCAATCGTACCAGAGTTAATATCAATGCCCGTGACAGGTGTTGTCCCGTCTAGCAGGTTATCAATATTATCTAAGTTAGTGTTTATCTTTGTACCCCAAGTATCTTCAGACGCGCCAACTTCTGGCTTCACTAAGCTATATGTCGTTGTTGTAGTATCAGCCATGTTAATCTCCTATGCGGCGTTAGCCCAAGTTTCACTGGTTGCCGATGCAGTTGTCCATTCCTTCGATGTCGGGGGAGTGGCAGACCAATCATCGGCTGCGTTAAACACATCTTGCCATGTTTCAGGTGTCTTTTCAAGGGGTGTCCATATTTCAGGTGTATTTTGTTCTGTTTCCCACTTTTCAATTGCTCGGCATGTCGTAGACAATGCTGTTGCAATTGCTGACGCGGAAAATTGTACTCTATTAACTGTAGCAGTTGTGCTTAATGCTGTATTAATTTGTGATGCACTGCTAAATACAACAACTGCGTTTGATGTTGTGCTAGATGATGGTGCTATATTTGATATTGCATGTCTTACACGCACCATATCTGAGCTGGTTGCGGATGTTGTTGTTATTGCACTGCTTGATGTTCGTGTTCTTGCACCTACAGCAGATGTAGATGAGATTGTGGATATTGCTGATGCAACTTCACGTACACGCTCGGCAGAACCAGACGTTGTTGATGATGTTGTGCTACTTGCAGATGCTTCACGTACTCTTTGCGCTTGCGTAGCTGTAGTGGACACTGTGATTATGTCAGATGCGCTTAACCTAACACGCACTGAAGCCGCAGCAGTTGACGTAACTGTAACAATTGCGCCAGCGCCTTCCGTGACGAAGCCATCTAGCCCAAAATTATATGAGCCATATGCACTGCGTCCATATCCACTGCGGTATTCAGCCATTAGTCTAGCGTAATATCAAGATCGCCTGATGGTAAGCGAAAAACATCACCTGTATCAATTGTTTTGCTTGTTGTTAATGCAGCATACGCAATTAAATTGCCGCCAGATGCAGCATCAAACACGCCAACGTGTGTAACTGTGCCAAATGATGATGTGGCTGTATCCCACTCGATAGCTGCGTTATTTGACGCTGTATTTCCTGAAACTGTGAATGTTACAGCTTTACGACCATATCCACCGCCAGACACTTCTGTGCCACCGCCTGTATCGCTTGGGGCTGATGTGTATAATGCTATATGCCACGCTGTGGGGCGTGTTGCACTACCTGTCGTAAACACCCACGTTAGAACTGTTGTCTCGAATGTATTAGAAAAACTCATTTTAATATGCCCTTATTTTCATACGACG